CTCCAATCCATGATGCCGGTATTGAGCCACTCGCGGATGCCCCCGGGCGAGCCGTGGTGGGTCACGTCGATGGGCGACTCCATAATTAAGGAGGGGGGCGTCAGGGTGCTCACCCCGTCGATAGGCACCCAGTCGGTGCCGTCGTGGATGGAAAACTGGATACTGGAGACGTTTTGCGCTTGGATGGCCATAGTGTCGGCCAAAATGCGTCGCCCGTGCCGACTTCTCCCCACTCAATACCGGCAGCAATAGGCAGCAGCGGTGAGCCACCGCTGGCATTCACCGCTGCGGACACTATGAGTCACCCAACACGCTCTCCCTGCTGGCGCAGGGGCCGTCCCCAGCCCTTTGCTGCCTATTGCTGCCGGTTTCGGCGGTGGCAAGGGCAGGTGTATTCGGCGGGAAGTGGGGCTGTGATGTTCGGCATCCACTCACCCACAACCTCGACGAGTGCCCAGCGAGGCACTCGCCAATAAACCTAGTCTACGACTGTGCGCTTTCGCCCAGCAAAGTTTTTCGCCACCGCTGCTAAAGCCGCCCTCCCGCACGGGCTAGTCCGTGCATGGGAGCGGCGCAGCGGGGGAGGCTACCCTTTCGGCGGAGAGTCGGGCGGCCTGTTCTCGCTGTTTGCCCCACCGGTGAGCAGCGGGGCGGTCGTCACCCAGCAAACCGCCCTTGGGGTTCCGGCGGTGCTGGCGTGTGTGCGACTCTTCGCCGATATGCTCGGGCGGCTGCCGCTGGAGCTTTATCAAGACACCCCGCGCGGCCCCGAGAAAGCCACCAAGCACGCCAGCCACAGCGTCGTAAACTGGCCGGGCGACTGGCACACTGCTTTTGAGCTGCGGCACTTGGTGATGATGAATGTGGGCCTCGGCGGTAATGGCTACCTACGCGCCCACCGCGCCTCACGTGGCGGCCCCGTGGCCGAGTTGGAGTGGCTACCGCCGTATTCGGTGCGTGCCGAGAAATTGCAGGAAAACCGCTTCGTCACCTACCGCGTGGAGCGCGAAAAGGGGCTGTTCACCCGCGCGGACATCGTCCACGTGCGAGCACTCTCCACCGATGGCGTCCTCGGGCTCTCGCCCGTGACGCTGCTGCGCGAGAGTATCGGTACTTCCATTACACAGCGCGAGAAAGCGGGGCAAATCCTCAATAACGGCGAACGCTTCAGCGGCATCCTTGAGGCCGACCGTGCGCTCAAGCCCGACCAGCTCGACTTAATCCGCCGCGAGTGGCAGAAGTTTCACGAGCAAGCGGGCAACACCGGGCGCGTGCCCATCTTGAGCGGGGGCGTGTCTTTCAAAAGCGTTAGCGGTATGAGTGCTGCCGACGCACAGTTTTTGGAGTCGCGCCGCTTCGAGCTGCAAGAGATCGCGCGTGCCTACGGCATCCCCGCGTTTCTAATTGGCGACACCACCGCAAACACCTCGTGGGGCAGCGGCATCGAGCAGCAAAACCTAGGCTTCCTCGACTACGCTCTGGAGCCTTGGCTCGTCAATTTCGAGCAGGCGTTAAACTACACGCTCTTAACCCGCGCCGAGCACGCAGCGGGCTACTCGTTCAAATTCGACCGCGAGGAGCTGGAGCGTGGGCGGCTGCCCGCCGCCACCGCCTTTGTCACCGCCATGCGCAACGCGGGCATTTTTAGCCCAAATGAGGCCCGCCAGTGGCTCGGCTACCCGCTCAGCGACGCCGAGGGCATGGATAACTACCAGATGCCGCTAAACTCTGCGGCCTCCGGTAAAGTGGGCGCAGCCCTCGCCGACGCTCAGAGTGTGGGCGAATGACTATTTAGCTGATCTGCCACGCGTAGAAACAGTATCCGAGGCCCTTCCACGGTAAACGTGGCGGGGCCTCTGCCTTTTGCGCTACACGGCCTTTACCAGTGCCGCCTTTTTCTTCGTGCCCCTAGGCCGCCCCCCAAGCTTGCCGTTCCGCGCACTGGCGGCGGCACGAGCGGGGCTTTTAACTCTGCCTCCTCGCTGACCGAGCGCGGCAGCGGCACGGCGCACGACAAGCGACACCGCTTGCTCGGGCTCATCCTCTGCGTCCTCATCGGTCGGTGGCGGGCGAGAGCCTGGGGGGGCGATTCCCTTCCCACGGGCCGCTTTGTCACTTAGGATTTTTCCCAAGAGCCAGCGTGTTTGGCTAATCGCCGCCTCGGGGGTCACTCCCCCGAGGATAATCCCGGGTAGCTCGACCACTTGCGCAGTGAACTCTAGGGCCTGCACGTCGTAACGCACAAGGATCTGGTAATCATCTACCGAGTAGGCAGCGGCAGCAGTGGTGGTGGTAGTTTGTTTCATAAAAGCTTCCTTCTTTTGAGTTCTCGGCGCACTTGGCGCACAATGTAGGGGGCAAGCGTGCCGTCCTTTTCGGGGAAGAGCACCAAGGGCCTGTCCATCGGGTCTGTGGGAAGTTCAAAGACCACGTGGCTCGTGCCGTATTGGCGGCCTTCGTAGCCGTAATGGGGTAGCAGCCGTTTCACCTCCTCAAACCGGTGCCCCCTTTCTTGCTCTGGATTACCGAGTTTTTTAAGGAGTTTGTCGCGCTTGCTCATTGCAAATGAGAAAAACCTAGCCGCACGGGATATCAAGCCCTATCTTTTAAAAAAAACCGTCCGCCCTGTGCTGCCTATTGCTGCCGGTTTAGGCGGTGGCGGGGTAGGGGAAAGGCCGCATGCGATTGCAGGCATGCCAAAGCCGAAGCAGCCCTTCCCATTTCCCGAGCGCGAGCTGCGCTACGCGCCCACCGCGCCCACCATCACCCTGCGTGAATCTCCCGCCGATGATGAACAGGACGACGATGACAAAAAGAAGGACGAAAAAAGCGAGGCGAAGGCCTCGAAGCCCGTGCCGCTCGTCAGAGGTTACGCGGCCCTCTTTAACACCAAAAGTAGCGACCTAGGCGGCTTCATCGAGCGCATAGACCCGCACGCCTTCGACGGCGTGAATTTGGAGGACGGCGTCGTCGCCCTCTTTAACCACGATCCCTCGCTCATCCTCGCTCGCAGCGGTGGCGCGAATGCCACCCTGCGGCTCGGCACCGACGAGCGCGGACTGTGGTACGAATTTACCCCGCCCAACTCGCCCAACGGCCAAAACCTCGCCGAGGCCCTGCGCCGTGGCGACATCACGCAAAGCTCCTTCGGCTTCTCAATCGCCCGAGATAATGGCGATGAGTGGGACTGGGTCGAGGACGAGGAAGGCCGCGAGCACGTCTTCCGCACGATTAAGAAAATCGCCCGCCTCTACGACGTCTCGCCAGTCACCTATCCGGCCTACCCCGACACCACTGTGGCCGCACGCAGCCTAGAGGCCGTGCAGAAGCAACGCGGGCAAGCCCAATCACGCACTGCCAACGAGCAGCCCGCCAACTTTGGCAGTGCCCACTGCCCGCCCCCCCCTTTGTCAGCAGCGCAGAGAGCGCGGCTGCGTCTGCAAACCCAATAATCACCCAAACCTCGTATCTGTTATGAATAAGCTCAAACAACTCAGTGAAAAACACAGCGAACTCTTGGCCCAAAGCGGGCAGCTCGACGCCGCCAAACCCGAGGAACGCGCCAAGCTCGACGGCTTGATCGCCGAAATCAAAGAGACCGACGCGGCCATCAAAACCGAGATCGAACTCCAAGGTATCAAAAGCCGCGCCGCGCCCGAATTAAGCAAGGGCGAGAAGCGCGACTTAGACACTTTCGACCTTGGCAAGGCCTTGCGCCACCTAGTGCGCGGCTCCTCGCTCACCCGCCCGCTCGACGGCATCGAGGCCGAAATGCTCCAAGAGGGCGAGCGCGAGCTGCGCCTTGCGGGGCTCGCCGATGGGAGCTCCGACATTATGCTCCCACGCGCACTGGTGCGCCGTGCCCGCCCAAACTCCTCCGAGACCCGCGCCCTTAAAGCGGGCGATCCGCCCAGCGGCGGGCATCTGGTGCCCGATCACTTGCAGGGGCTTTTGGACGACTTCTTCGCCGGATCTGTGCTTGCCCAAGGCGGCGCGACTGTCCTCGAAGGGCTCTCGGGAAATATCCCCATCCCGCGCTTCCAGTCTGACGTGACTAAGCCGGGCTGGAAGGCCGAGCTGGCCGCCGCCGACGAGCAAAACCCCACCTTCGCAGTGCTTACCCTCACACCCAAACGCCAAAGCGCGTATGTGGACGTCTCCGAGCAGTTGCTGATGCAAACCGGCCAAGTCGTCGAGACTGCCCTTCGCAGCCACCTGTCTAGCACGCTCGTGGAGCTGTGCGAGGCGGGCTACTTCCACGGCACCGGCACCTTGCAGCCTAATGGGCTACTGGGCACCACCGGTATTGGCAGTGTGGCAGGGGGCACAAACGGCGCGGCTGTCTCGCTAAAAACCCTCGTAGACTTAGAGACCGCCGTGGATACCCAAAACGCACTCGGCGGCTCGCTGTGCTACTTTAGTAATGGCGCGGTGCGCGGTGCCTTAAAGCAAACGCCCATCGTCACTGGATCGGACTCGCGACGCCTCTTAGAGAGTAACGCGGGCGAGGTAAACGGCTACTCAGCGCACTTCACCAACGTCATCCGCCGCGACCTGACCAAGGGCAACAAAAACACCTGCTCGGCCCTCATCTTCGGTAATGCCAGCGACTACGTCATTGGCCACTGGGGAGGGCTAGGGCTCTCACTGGAGCGCGGCCGCGAAAACGCTATCCACGGCCGCTACACCCTCGTGGTAAGTGTCTATGTAGACGGTGGCGTGCGCCGCCCCAAGTCCTTCGCCGCCTGCACCGACGTACTGACCGCCTAAGGTCGCGCCCCCGTGCTCCCAATCTGGCGCGGCCCAAACTAGGGCCGCGCCCAGTTAATCACTCACCCCGCCCAACTGGCCTTCTCCCACCATGAGTGCCGAAGCTAAACTCACCCTCACGCCCCGTAGCGACATCCTCATCAACGGGGCCCACGCGCCCGCTGGCGTGCCCATAGCAGTCGCAGCCCCGCCAAAGCCCCATGATCCTTGAACTCTTAGAAACTCCCAAACAGGAGCCCATTTCGCTGGAAGAAGCCCTCGCGTACTTGCGGCTCGGCACCGCCGATGACGCCGTCCAAGTGCAGGGCCTTGTCCGCATGGCACGCGAGCAAGTCGAGGCCCGCACCGGCCAAGAGATCGCACAGAAAAAATACTGCCTGTACCTGCCGCACTGGCTACCCGAGGAGTACACCCCTCTTCCGCGCCCCCCGCTGCATGCGGTGCACTCAGTGAGTTTCGTGCCCCAGTCGCACAAGGGGCCCATCGATTGGAACTCCTATAACTATCTTGGGGGCAGTGACTACCGAGTGGAGCCCTACGGCCCGCACGGCGAGCCGCGCTTGTGGACGGCCCCACACCAAGCTCTCCCCCCGCTCTTCCCCGATAAGAAAGCCGTGCGTATCGAATTTACTGCAGGCTACCCGCCCGAGCGGCTGCCCGGCTCGCTGCGTATCGCTATCCTTATACAACTGCGCGACCTCTACGACCAAGTAACCGAGCCCAACCCCGCACTCGAAAGCCTCATCACCAGTAACCGGATAAGCGGCTTCGCCGCGTAATCACGATGAACGTGCCCTTGCCACACGCCTGTTTCCCGCACGGCGACACCATCCCCTTTACCGTCACGATGGCGACCGACGAGCAGGGTAAGCCGTGGGGGCCTAGCTCCCTCAGCCCAAAAGACGCACTATTCATCAAAATCACCAGCACCGAAGGCGTGCACTGGAACTCCGAGCTAGTGCCCGTCACGGGTACCGCAGCCAGCTACACCCTCCTATTTGATACCCGCTACAGACTACGCGGGCAGTACCGCTACGCCCTCCAACTGTGCCGCGCGAAAGACAACAACACTTGGAAATACGCGAACACCTACACGCTGCTCTCTGGCACCTTCACCCTCACCTAAACCCTCTACTAAACCCATAACCCACTAACCCGCCCGCATGGCTACTTCAATTATACTTCGCAAATCCCGCGCCGCGCAGATGTTTGGCGGCGCAGCCTTTACCCCGCCAAGCACCTACTACCTCGCGCTGTTGAAAGATACGGGTAACTACCCCAACTACACGCCTACCGAGATTACCGGCACCGGCTATGCGCGTATCGCCATCCCCAACGATGCCGAGCACTGGACTGCTCCTAATCAGGAGGCCCGCGTCTTTAATAAAAAGCGGCATAAATTCGCCAAAATCGTGACCGAGGACTGGCCACAAATCCAAGGCGTGGCCCTCTACGACGCGGCCCAAGGCGGCACGCCCCTGTACTCCTCCTACGCCTACCTAAGCACGCCCCTTATCGAGGATACCCAAATCGTGTTTCTGGAAAACACCTTCAGCTACTACGAGAGCTAATGCAGCACCCCATTGCCACGCTCAAACTCGGCCACCGCGCCACGGCCACGCTCGCCACAGGCCACGCGGCCCGTGCGCAGCTGCGCTTCGTCGATAGCCCGAGCGGCATCCTGCGCTTCGAGGCCGCCCCCGCCCAAGGCGGCGGCGAGCTGGAGATTAAGTGGGATGCGCCGGTGACCCGTGGGCCCGCCCTTATCGAGTCCCACGGGTTCTACGGGAGTAGCAAGGGCGCGTTCGGCCTAGCGAGTAAGTCTTTAACCACTACGATTGTAGGCATTAAAACAAGCATGGGCGGCGGCGGGGCCTTGGACGACATAGACCTCACTACCGAGGGCACTACCCCTGCGGTGCTGGAGAACCTCGGCTCTTTTAGCTACCCTCACTATAGTATTAATTCCGACTGCCTAGCGCACAGTGGCTCACTGCCGCTGCCTGCGTTTAACGCTTACAGCGGCGGGGGATTCCGACTCGAAAAGCAGCCCCAAGTACTCCCCGCCTCTGAGGACGAGGACGGCGGCGATCAAGAAGGGGGGCAGGAGTGAGCCCCCTAGCCCTCACTTTCTACTGCCCGCGTGGGCCCTTGCGCAGCTCGGATAAAATCGTGTCCAGCTTCGCATCGAGGCGGTCCATTCGTGCATCTTGGCGCGCGGCCTGCGCATCTATCTTCGCGTCGAGGCGGTCTATCCGCGCGGTGTTGGCTATGAACATGGCCGCGAAAGCGGTAAACAGTGCAATCGCTGCGCCGACACCCCACTTAATCATCTCACTGCGTAAGTCGCTAATATCCGCCTTTGTGGCGATCTGTTGTGCGTGCGTTTCTAAGACAGCGACGCGCTCCTCAAGCGGCACATGGCGCACAGTCCCGCGCTCGCGTCGCTGCGTGCGCTGGGCTTGTGTGGGCAGTGTCGCGGCTTGGGGCATCGTGCGCCAAGGCTGCACCTGCTGCCGTGCCTTCGCAACCCTTTTCCCCGTGATCGCACTCGCCCTCGCGCTGACCGGCTGCACTCACGCGCCCGCTTCGCGTGCGCCGCGCGTGCTAGTCGCCCCCGAGAGTGAGGCCGCTCGCGCACGCGAGTCGGCGATTTCCGCGCACGTGGCCCAAGCCCTTGATGACAATTCCCAAGCTGTGCCCTCGCTCCCACGCGAGGCGGTGGCCGCACACCTCTCCCTTGCTTCCCATGCCCTGCCAAGCCCCACACCAGAAGACGCCCAAAAGGCCGCCGCGCTCACGGCGGCGGTCTACTCGGGCGACGAAGCGAAAGCG